CAGAAGCAACGTCAGCAGAACATAGGATAATGTTACCCTTTCCACGACGAGTTCTTTGTGCGATTGCGTTAGCATCTCTTTCAATCTGGAACAGAAGTCCTTTGAACTTCTCAACAGACCATCTACCATTTGAGTCGATGTCTAGGTCGAAGATACCTGCAGCAGCAGTGTTTGAAACAGCACCCTGTTCAGCAACCTTGTAAATTGTACGAATAACTTCTCTGTTAATTTCAGCAAGTATTTCAGTACTAAGGATGTTAGCAAGTTCTGCTTCAGCGTTCAATCCGTGGATTGCCTTAAGGTCTTGAGCTAGTTCTAAACTGTACTCTGCCTTTAGTGCTCTGGATTTCGCTGTAACCGTGACTTTCTCGATTGAGAATGCCATCTGGTTGAAGTTATCACTAGCAGTTCCAAGATCTTCAGCGTTGTCGGTACGCATACCTTGACCAACGTTGTATGCCTTGTCATCTCCTGCACCACCAACTGGGTTAAGAACTGCAGGGTTCTGTTGTGCTGCTTGAGCAGTAGTACCCATACCAGTTGCATGACCTGACCAACCTTGTGTAAGGTCAAATGCTTCGTTCTGTCCAGAGAATGCTGAATCTACTTCATCGTAGAATGTTTCAGTACCAGACTGATTGGTGTAGCGAGAACGCATAGCAAAGATAAGACCAGTTGGTCCAGACATAGGCTGAACACCAGCAAGATCGTATGCCACCAAGTTAGGCATTGAACGACGAATCAAGCTGATAAGAACTGGGTCAAAACCTGCAACAGGACCTGTTGCGGTTGCACCTGCACTAAAACCAGCATTAGCACCAGAGTTAGTGTTGTTTGTTGGAGTTTCGTTCAACATTCCGCTTTCTTGGAATGCTGATGTCTCCCTTAAAAATTTTTCTTGGTTTTCTAACAGGACTGCAGTAACCGCTTTACGATGGGGATCTGTGATCTTCTCACATCCCTCATGCTCTAGAAGAGGCTTCCACTTTTCCTGCAACTGTTCTGATTGGAACATTTGAGGTTTACCTAATAAGTGTTTACGTTTGAATTATGTTAAATTCAATTATTTAAGAGTGTTTCCCAAAGATCTGATATAAGCATTCATGGAATTGGATATTTCACCAACGCCTTCTGCGTTATCTACACCTTCTGATAGGGATTCAGTCTTAGATGAAGGAGAATTTGGTTTTGAAGTGAAATAAGATTCCTTCAATGTCTCCAACTTTTCACGATATTCTGTTTCACTTTCAAACTCCACACTTTCGGCAAGTGAGGCGAGCTTCTCTTTCTGGGTGGATGCTAATCCTTCAGAAACATCTCCTAGTATACCATCAGCAACTGACTCACCGAGTCTGTTGTTTAAGTTGATATTCTTTTCGATTTGCTCATTGAGCTTGGTTTCCATGTCATCAAGTTTTTCTACCATACTCTCAAGGACATCGTATTTGTCTTCAGGGATTTGTACATAATGTTCTTCAAAAAGACCCTTCATTCCTTCAAGGAATGATTCGGTCATTTCGGTCTTAAGACCGTTTTCTACTGCAAGTTGGTTTTCTTCAAACCACTCGTCAGCAACATATTCTAGATAAGAATCAACTCTTTCTGCAAGTGACTCTTTTGCTGTTTCTATTTCTTCGTCAAGTTTCTCTTGAAATTCTACTTCAAGAGCTTCTTTAACTTCAGCAACTTTTGCGTTAATAGCAGTTTCAAAGATTGTCTTTGCCTTTGCTTTGAAATCTTCGGAAAGATCTTCTCCACCAAGGAGAGCATTGACATCTTCTTCTACGTCATACTCTGCAACTTCTACCACTTCTTCTTCAGAAGAAATTTCGTTTTCTGCGACCACTTCTTCCTCCGTAGCGGGTTCTTCAGCGACAACCTCACCTTCGACTTCCACATCCTCTTTAGCAGTCTTACCCTTACGGTTAGTGACTACATCACTTACCTGCTTAAGGTTTCCACCAGGTGTTTTCAGCTTTGCTGAATCGTCATCTGGTTTGTAGTTATCTGGAGTAGGACCTCCTAGATCTTCATAGGTTCCTGCAACTGAGGTATCCATTCCTTCTGCTGGTTTTGCGTTAGCATTAACAGCAGTTTTGGATTGCTTTGTGCCTGGATCCATTTCTTGTAATTGTTTGCCACGAGACATGTGAAACTCTCCGATTTGTGCTATCTAAATCTATATTTATTTAGAAGTTTTATAAGTTTGATAAGAAATCGTTAAACAGGTTAAGTTTCTGTTCATCTAATTTCTTTTGTGTTGTTAGGGTATTAATCTGTTTGTAAGTCTTTTCTGCGAACTTCTCACGCAAAATTCCTCCATCCCAGACCCAATCTTTCCCTTCCATAATTCCAGATACAAAAGCATCAGGAGCAGAAGGATCGGCAACGATATCAGCAGCAGTTGCTAACATGAAATCTTCACCAACTATATTTACACCTTCTCTTGTTTGCTTCAAAGAACCAACACCACGAGAAGATACACCAAGTTTTACACCTTCTTCAATAAGTGAAGATGCAATTTTACCCATTGGTGTACCAAGTATTTTAGCTTTACCAATAAAGTTAGAACCATTTTCTTTTAGAGATACAATTTTATGTGATACTCTATCAAGGTTAACGGTTGGACCATCTGGATGACCAAGTTCACCAAGTGCTCTTCCTGAAGTAATGTGATTTTCGCTATAGCGATTCACTTCCTTACGAAGAGTTTCCATCGGATACATTCTACCATTACGGTTTTTAATGTTTCCTTGTAAGAACACACCCTCAATATACATTGACTTCTTGCCGTTCTTTTGTTCGACAAGGAATTCAACAGATTCTATTTCTTCTCTAATAAGTTTCATTAGAATTCTCCGTAATTATGCGGGTGAGGATGGGTTAACTTGTTGCACATAAACTGAACCAATCCCAAGATGGGTTATTGCTCCAACTTTAAATGATGATCTTAATTCAGCATATGATGTACTTAATAACGATGCTGGATTATCTGCAGAAGAATCATGATCAATTACAATTCTTTCTCCATGAAATCCTGAAAAACCTGGAGTACTGTCAATTGATTTAACTATCTTATGTTCAAAATCATAATCTGATTGACCTAAAACAGTTAATGAAACTGCATCTCCTGGCGTAAACTGTGAAGCAACACCTTCAGGCATATCAAGAGTTGTAGTAGCACCACTAGTAATACCACTAATCTGTTGTGATGCAGGTTTACCTAATGCAACGCATTGAGGATTATCTGGTGTAATCATATAATCAGCACGAGTAGCAGTTGGAAAAGTACCAATTGCAACGTGTGCAAAAGTACCAATTGCCACTACTCTCAAACTATCAGACTGATGTTTGATAGCACCTGATCGATTATTAACAGGAGTACATGCAATACTTACGTTATTTCCAACGGGTTTATGTGCCATTATCGTGAAATGTTCATGTTATTCTTATTTATCAGATTACTCATCATCAGTTTCAGCATCCACAGGATCTGCTTCTGCCTCAATCTCATCTTCAACTTCATCTTCAACTTCATCACCAAACAAACTGTCAGCAGCAGTTGGTTTATAAGCATCAACTCTTTCAGAAGTTTTTGCAAAAAGCATATCTTTTATCTTATCACTGATTTGTGAAGGAGATACATCTTTAGTAATCATATCCATCAATTCAGCTTGTACATGATCCATGTTAGGCATAATAGTATTTAATCAATTAGTAATCGTTTATTATTTATATTTCTCCACCTTTAGGAATCTCTGGAGCTTTTGTTGCTCCTGCTTCTGATTCTAAATCTGGTTCCATTTCATCAGCACCAAGATCCATATCAGCAATTTGATCTAGAGGAATTCCAGTCTCTGGATCAGTTGGAATAGAAGGATCTGGTATAGTACCATCGGCAATTTCTTTTGCCATGATTTCATTCTGTTCGATAATTTCCTCATCAGTCTGACGAAGAACTTTACGTCTTAAATAATCCTGTGAGAAATATCTTCCAACATAAGGTTCTGCAGTAGCAACGTTATTTAACCTTTCAGTAAATAATTCAGTTTCTTTTAGTTCAGAGAAATGGTTATCATATAAGAAGTCATATTGTATATGCTCACTCATCTTATCCCAGTCTTCTGGGGTGATGATATTCTTAAGGATTAATTGTGTCTTAAGTATATCATTGAACATATGAGAGAATCTCTTTCTCAAACGTCCTACAAATTTAGTGAACTTAAGTTCATCTCTTAATATCTCTGAAGATCGTCCCAGATTGAATCCTCCCTCTCCGTCCATTCTTGATGGGGGTACGTTGAGCGACCTATATAATTTCTTTTTGAAGTACTCAATATCCGTGATTTCACCAAGGTTTTGACCTCCTGGAAGAGTAGAAATTTCAGTTCCACGTCCTCCCTCTCTTCGAGGCAACCAGAAATCTTCAAGCATTGCCATATACTTCTTGTCATCTCTGATCTCTCCTGTGTTAGCGTCGTAAACAAGTTTGTTTCGATATCGCATCATCACATCTCTGAGATATTGCTCTGCTTTGACTTTAGGTAAATTACCTACATCTATGTAGAAGATTCTACGTTCTGGAGCACGAGATAGTCTGTAAATAACAAGACTATCCTCAATCATCCTTAATTGATTGATAGATTTGATTGCTTTATGAAGATAACCAAGAGTACATCCTTTATTTCTATCTACTAATCCACTTGTACAATATACAATGGAATCCTTGGTCATTTTTATCCCTTGACTCGCACCAGTTGCATCTCTTGCACCAGTTGGATATGTTGACTTTGGATTGTATATAAAATATTCTTCTATTTCAGGCCAATCATAATCCATTGGATTATCATTCTGGAACCTTTGGACACTATTTAATCTATCACCCTCTTTCTTTTTCGCCTGTTTAACATATCTCATCTTCATTGCGTCAATGTAACGCAATTCCTTAATTCCTTCCTCTGGTTTCTTTACATCTATTACCTTATGATAATATATTCTACCGTCGATGTACCAGTTTCTATAAATTTCATGTGCTTTTTTATCAAAGTCTAATAAATCTTTGATATGTTTAAACTCTTCTCTTACCTTTTTCTTAATACCATCACTCGCATTCAAATGATCTAAATCAATTTCTATGGGACTATCATTTGTATCTGAAACAATTGCTTCATTCACAATATCTTCAATAGCACTATCCGCTTCTGGATGAAGTGCCATTTCACGATATCTTTTGATAAGTTCAAATTCAGTTCTAAAGACTCCTTCTATATCAACATAGGAACCAAAAAAACCACTACT